AAGAGATGGTGCCTATGGAGACCCGAAAGGGGATGTATCTGTGGGCTGAAGGCGTACTCCTGAAACATGCGATGACACGTATGCAAGGACGTCCTGGTCTGAACCAAATAACGGAAGCGTTACGCCGGTCGTTCGATCATGACGAAGAAGGTGATTCGCTCGCGACCTTGAAGACGACTTTGTATTCAACGAGTAAATACGCGAGGACCCACGAGGGGAAACTCGGCATGGGGACGCGTATCGGACCCCGTGCGGCGCGAATGCTGGCGATTCCCATTAAGGGGTCGCCCGCAACGCGTGATACGGGTGCGCCCCTCTATCATTCGCCGTTACGGGCGACGTTGACAGAACTCGGGTTCCGGGTTATCCGCAGTCAAAAGACTGGATTCTACTATCTGGTCGATCGGTATAACCGCGCCTGGTTTCGGCTGAAGTTGTCCGTCTACATCCCTCCGCGATTGGAATTCGTATCGACGGTCAAGCGGAGTATCAAAGACCTGCGCGACAAAGTTGGGGCGCAGTTACGCAAGAGGTTTGGTGGTGGCTCTTAACGATACGGTGAAGACGCGCATTCTCGATGACATCGTTGACACGATCAAGGGCATCGCGTCGGGAGCGCAGTTCAGACGTACGGTACGGCGTGCCGGCCGTAAGGTTCTGCCTCTAACCGACTCGTTGCGTGACATGGTGTATGTAGCGAGCCATCGCGAAGAGAAGAGTGACTTAGCTCCGACGGTCAAACAGGTCAAGCTGTACGTGGATTTGGAATGTGTGGTGGAAGACACGAACGATGTGGCGCAGGCAGTGGATGACATCGCTACAGATATCGAGACGGCACTCGATATTGACGTCACGCGTAACAGTCTTGCCATCGACACGAACGTGATGGGATCTGAGGACTATTTGATTGAAGAACTGGAACCGCAGGGCGTGTGTGTAGTGCATGTACAGGTCATGTACCGACATGTCCGTGGCGATCCGCGTACAGTAGCGTAGGAGATTATCGATGTCACTGTTGGCCCGTAAGAAACAGCTGGCCGCAAAGGTGGAAACCGTAAAGGGCACGCGTGAAAGTTCACTTAGCGCAAGTGATGCGGATGTGCTTGTGGAAGACGTTCGCTTCGTCTACGCGCCCGACCCGATTGTACGCAATCCCCTGCGGTCCAGCATCTCAACGAAAGAGTCTATTCCCGGCGCGAAGATCGCAACGATAACTTTCCGTGCAGAACTGAGGGGAAGTGGTACGGCAACAACTCCTCCCAGTTGGGGAAAGTTTTTGACGGCATGCGGATTCGTAGAGTCGGTGAATACGTCCAACGTAACGTATACGCCTGATAGCGATGATGGCGATGTCGAAACGTTGACCATGCACGTCTACAACGACGGCATTCTGGACATTATGTACGGTGCTCGGGGAAACGTCGCCTTTGAATTCGTCGCGAACCAACGGGTAATGACAAATTTCACGTTCCAGGGGATCTTTTACGATCGTACAGATACCGCGATGTTGACCGGTATTACGTACGAGTCGACGCTCCCCGTTCCGTGGAGAGATGGCACTATCGCGTTCAATCTTGGCGGGTCGTGGACGGGCGCGGTTCTGTCGACGTTAAGCTTCGACATGAACAACAGCGTTGTCCTGCGCCAGAATGCGAACGCGGCGGATGGCCTGAGCTACGCGATTATTCCTGAGAGGGATCCCGGCGGGAACATGGACCCTGACCGTGTCCTGGTCGCGACCCAGGATTGGGTCAGCCATATCGAAACGCCGACCACGGGAGAACTCTCGTGGGTTGCGGGAAGTGCTGCGGGGAACACCCTTTCGTTCTCGGCACCGAAATGTCAGATCCTCGGCTTGGACGATACCGATCGTGAATCGGTTGCCGTGGATGGTCTAACGTTCAAGTTCCGTGAGAACTCTGGTGACGACGAGTTTGTTATTACGCATTCGTAGTGGAAAGGAGAGAACGTGATTGCAATAGCACCGAAGGACGAGTTTACCTACGTCCCTGTTTCAGATCGTGACGCGGAAGTACAGACATGTTTCACGCTAAGAGCTTTGAACATGCGAGAAACGATCGAGATAGAGGACTTCCTTGGTATGCGTGCCGGCGAGGGTGGATACCCCGCTGGCACGATGAACTACAAAGTCCTGAAGAAGGGGCTGAGAGGGTTTCAGAACCTTCGGGATCGTGATGGCGAAGTGATCTGGACTGAAGACGCGAATGGCGACGTGGCGGACGAAGTTCTGCAGCGGATTCCCAGCAATATCCGCACGGAACTTGCAAACACGATCTGGGGATTCGCAAACGTGTCAGAGGACGAGGTAAAAAACTGAAGCTTGCGGTAGCCATAAGCGAAGGCGAAATCACTTATGACTGCCGCGAGTGTACGCCGGAATTAATGGCGAAACGTGGCTGTAAGGAAGAGTCGGTTGATCGGAATTACTGGTTGCAGTTTAAAGGTGACCGTGAACCGATCAAGCGGTGCCCGAACGCGTTGGTTACGAGACGACATATGCGTATCTTGCAGCTCTGTAGTCTGATCGAATTCGGTATTCTGCCGGTCGCGGGGGGATCCCTCGCGCAGACGCCGGCATTCCTCCAAGCGGCAGCAATAGTCTCGGAAGCGAGAGCTGAGGCGCGAAAAGACGATGGCAAAAAGTGACGCGACCGTAGCGGTAGAAGTCGCTCTTAACGATCAGTTTACGAAACAGTTTCAGGGTGTCGTTAAGACGATACAGTCTGGTGCCAAAGACATAAACCGCGCCCTTGGCATGTCGGCATCTACGGATGCGCGATTACGTAACAGCATTAAGCAAACGACGGCAGCGACGAACTCGTGGGGCCGCACTGCGTGGTCGTGGCTCACCAAGACGGACGACAAGTCGACAGCTCTCAATACGCGATTCAAACAGCTTTCGCACTCTCTCTTCAGCCTGCGGCATGTCTTTGGCACGATTGTCGGCGGCATGGTCATCCGGAACCTCGTTCAAGCGGCGACCAAAGCCGAGAATATGGAGCGGGCGTTCACTAGCCTGACTAAGGCTGCGGGGATGTTAACGGATAAAGCGTTGGCCGGACTGCGTAAGGCAACCGTCGGCTCCGTACACGACATGGACCTTATGCAGTCTGCCAACACTGCTATGATCCTGGGCGTTGTTAAAAGCAAGAAGGATCTGGAAGAGCTTGCGTATATCGGCCGGCGGCTTGGTAAGGCGATGGGAATCGACGCTCGGCAGGGGTTCGATAACCTGGCTGTCGGTATCGCCCGCCAGAGTCGTATGCTGCTCGACAACCTCGGCATCATCGTTCGCGTTGAGGACTCGTACAAGAAATACGCGGAGGCTGTCGGTAAGAACGTCGAGGATCTTACTGACGAGGAGCGAAAAACCGCCTTCAGAAACGCTGCCTTAACTGCTGCTCGCAAGAAGGTCGGAGAACTTGGCGTTGACGTGTTGTCGACAAGCGAACGTTTCGGCCAGATGAACGCGCAGCTTACGGAAATGCGCGTAATCCTTGGCGAAGCACTGCTCCCCGCGTTCGTAGAAGCGTCGAAGCAAATCACGCAGTTTGTCAAGGAGAACCAGGGAGCGCTTGCCGATCTGCTAAAATCTCTGAGCAGCATTACTACAGATGGCTTAGGGCCGATGCTGAAGATGCTCGATTTTGTGCTTGCTGGGTGGAGAAAGTACTTCGACCTCGTGAAGGATATGAATAAGGAGCGGGATAAAGAAGCAGCAAAGCTAACTAAATCGGCTGGCAAGAAAGAAGCGACGGCCCTTGAAAAACAGATGGATTATCGCAAGACAATCCTGGATTTGTCGAAGGCGGAATTAGAGTATCGCATCAAAATACATAAGGCGTTTCTTGAACTTAATAAGGACATGATACGTTCTGCTCCGCAAGATCCCAGCTTGTCGAAGGGGCCGGCCTCGCAACTGAAGATATCGGACGAGGCGTTCAGGCGAATTCAAACACATCTTAAAGTGCTGGAGAATCGGTTGACCATTGTCCGCGAGAGGGCGTTGAAAGCTTTTAACCAAGAACCCCTCTGGAAACAGGTTGACAGATATCTCGAAGAGTCGTCCAGCAAACAGCGGAAGGCTACTAAGGATTTTTATGTTTACGTCAGAGACCAGGCGATAGAGGCGTACGAAGCAATCAAGCCGCACGCAGAAGAAGTGTGGGATATGGCCCGCGGCATTGGAATGCCGCACGAAGAAGCGCCTGAGATACTTCCGTTTGATGAGTCTCTTGAAAGCGTGAACCGTTTCGGCGAAGCGCTCCAGAAGTTACTGGACGGCATACGCAATAACGAGGACGCCCTAATTGACCTTAAGGATACAAGCGAACAGGTTTGGGCGGGAATGGAGAAGGGCCTCAAGGACTATGCCGAAGAGGTGCAGTCCGTTTACCAGAACGTCAGAGAGGCCGTGTACGGCATGTTCCGCGCTCTTGAGGACAACATCTCCGATGTCATCTTCGACGCGATGATGGGGAAGCTTAAGTCCTTCAAAGACTACGTTAGTGCGTTTGCAAAAGATATTGCGCGAATCATAAGCCAAATGGCGGCCAAGATGGCGATTGGCGCGGCCTTCTCGGCCTTTGGTTTGCCCACATTCCAGCATGGCGGCGTTGTAATGGGCCCCACGCCTGCGGTTGTTGGCGAAGCGGGTCCGGAAGCGATTATTCCCCTGAAAGGTGGCAACGTGCCTGTAGAGATCGTCCGCGGGGGCGAAAGCGGTGTCGTCCACAATCACTACTACAACATCCAGACGATAGACTCAACCACATTCGATGCGTGGCTGCTAAAACGGAAACGTACCGTCGAAGGGATCTCGATGAATGCGATGGGTAGAGATCGTACGTATCGTGCGTCAATGGGGGCGGTATGAGTTACCAAACGTTTCCATTAACACCGGAATTCTCGTGGGTTGAGACATATCGCTTCGAGACCTTAATGACTGAATTCGAGAGTGGCGACATTCAGTTACGCGCCAAATGGCCCAAAGCGCGGCGGCGATGGGCGTTGCGTTGGAATCACGCTACGCCGAGTGAGGCAGAGCAGTTACGCGCATTTGCGCGGGATATGGTCGGGGCCGCCACACCGTTCTGGTACCAGACCGCGGATAAGATTCCGCGACCGTATTCCGCGCCGGTAGCAAGTCAAGTTTCCGGCGGATCGTTGCCACAGGGGGCAATTCGATATTGCGCCTTTACGTGGGGAGATGTGGGCACTAGCACTGAGACGACGATTTCCGTTAATTCGGATTCGCTGACGCCATCGCCGAACTACCTACTGACGGTCACGGTCCCTGATTTCCCGCCGAACGTTGACGTGGCGTGGGTCTATGTCAGCTACGACCCGAACGACCTCAAGAAGCAAACCACTGGCATTGGCACGTCTGGTGGAACGTGGACAGAACCCGTGACGGGATATGACACGGGGGGTGCGTCACCACCAACCACGAATGCACTCTCTGAGACAGTCTTAGTGCATTTCGCCAGCGACGACATTCGCGTTGAGAAAG